GTGTCTAAAATATATAGAAAAACTCAAGTAAGACAATTTGAAGCTGCTAAAACTAATTTTGACTCTATTTCTAGAATACCTCGTGTTTATCAAGAAGCTAATAAATCTATAAAAGATGCTATTTCAGTAGGTCCAGATGCAGTAATTACTGGTACTCAGAGAAGCGAATTAATTAGTAATTTTAAACCAGAGTTTGACGCTGCTTTACGTGCTAATGACGAACAAGCCATGCGTAAAATACTAGGAAATGATTTATACAAGACATTTACTGATACTGGGTTTGGCGAAAGAGTGCCTGGTAAATACTTTGCACCTGATCAGGATGGGTTATCAGTTGTTAAGAGAATAGAAATAGAGATTTCATCTACACCTAATTTTATATTGACTCCAAAAAATATAATAAAATTAAATTCTAAATTAGAAGACATGGCAAAGCTTGATCCTAATTTAGAAAATGTTGTAAAAGAAGTATTAGAACGTACTAAAAACGTTGAAAAAATAAAACAAAAAATATTTAAGTCAAAACCTACTGGATTTGTAAAACCAGAAATACAAAAAAAATTAATAAAAGGACTTAAATCTTATAACAAAAAAGTTGATGAGATAAATAAAGCTATTGCCGATGGTGCAGATATTGATTTGAATAAAATTAATGAATCGCTTGGTGAAGATATTTTAAGACTAGGTATTGATGAATTTTCTATTACACCAAAAGATATAGAACGTATAACAGGCAAACCTTTTACAGAATCTTTGCCGAAAAGTATTGATGAAATATATTATGAAATAAACCCAGCAACAGGTAGACAAAAATATTTTGATGCTGGTAACAATCCAATTGATAGAGCTGCTGCTTACTTTGATGAAATAGCTGATCAAAAAACAACGTTTTTAGACTTGTCTGATGGTGTTAAGGTTCTTAAAAAAGCAGTAAGCGTAAATCAAGCAAGACTTGGCATTAAAATAGATCCATATTTTGACGGAGGTAATTCAAAATACTTTAAATTGCCAGTAAGAACAAACATTTTAGATTCTGCAAACAAAGGTGATGAATATTTATTTATAGGAAATCAACAAGCTGCTCAGGAAGGTTTTAATCCAGAACTTGTAAAAACATACGAAAGTGCACAAAAAGAAATAAAAAAAGTTCTTAAAGAGCTTGGTGTTGGCGAAGAAGGTGTTGTTAAAACAATTAAGGGTACTGGAACAGAATTTGATGGAACTTATCTTAAATTTACTGATGAACTAAAAAGAGCTATAGAAACACAAGGTATCAACGCATTTAAAGATGGTGGTGCTGTTGATATTGATAAAATGTTAGCTGAGTTATGAACCTAGCACATTTATCTGATCAAGAAATAAAAGAAACCTTAGTTCTTAAAGAACGACTTGAGTTACTAAAAAAACAAAAAAAGTGCCAAGATAGCTTTTTAGAATACGTAAGATATATGTGGCCAGAGTTTATTTGTGGCCGACATCATAAAATCTTTGCACAAAAGCTAGAAGACGTTGCAAATGGCAAAATTAACCGATTAATCGTCAATATGCCACCAAGACACACTAAATCAGAGTTTTGTTCTACTTATTTCCCTGCTTGGATCATGGGTAAGCAACCAAATCGTAAAATTATGCAAACAACTCACACAGGAGAGTTAGCAGTAAGATTTGGTCGTAAAGTTAGAAACATGATGGACACTGATGAATATAAGCGTATCTTTGACAAAGTACAATTACAAGCTGATTCTAAATCTGCTGGTAGATGGGAAACTAACAAAGGTGGAGAATACTTTGCAGCAGGCGTAGGAGGAGCTATAACAGGCCGTGGTGCAGACTTATTAATTATTGATGATCCACACTCAGAACAAGATGCACTAAGCCCTAGTGCTTTAGAATCTTGCTGGGAATGGTACACATCTGGTCCTAGACAACGTTTACAGCCTGGTGGAGCTATTATTTTGGTTATGACTAGGTGGAGTTCTATTGACCTTACTGCAAAGCTTTTAGACGCACAGAAGGAAGACGCTGCTGATCAATGGGAAATAGTGGAGTTTCCAGCTATATTTCCTGAAACCAATAATGCTTTATGGCCAGAGTTTTGGGAATTGTCTGAATTAGAAAAAGTAAAAGCTTCACTACCTGTTCAAAAATGGAATGCACAGTGGATGCAGACACCAACTTCTGAAGAAGGATCTATTATCAAACGTGAGTGGTGGAACGTGTGGGAAGGTGATTCTTTACCACCTGTAAGTTATATTATACAAAGTTATGATACAGCGTTTAGTAAAAAAGAAAACGCTGATTACTCTGCAATATCCACATGGGGTGTATTTAGACCTACGCCTGATTCACCTGACTGTATTATTTTGCTCGATGCACAAAAAGGGAGATGGGATTTTCCAGAACTAAAACGTATAGCATACAATGAATATAAATATTGGGAACCAGACATGACATTGATTGAGGCAAAAGCTTCAGGAACTCCGTTAACACATGAGCTTAGAAGGCTAGGCATACCTGTAGTAAATTATTCACCTACTAGAGGGCATGATAAATCTACACGTATGCACTCAGTTGCACCTATTTTTGAATCTGAGCTAGTTTATGCACCAGAAAGAAAGTTTGCAGAAGAAATGATTGAAGAATGTGCTTCGTTTCCTTTTGGAAAAAATGACGATTTATGTGATACTATGACTCAAGCTCTCATGCGATTTAGAGAGGGTGGTTTAGTTTCTCTTGACGATGACTATTCAGATCGAGAGAAAGCACCAGTTAGAAGGGTATATTATTAATGGCAATAGAAAAAGACATCAATCCAACCGTACTTAATGAAGAAAACCAAATTGCTTTAGGCGATGAAGGCATGGAGGTTGCACTTGCTGCTATTGAAGAAGCAGGGATGGAAGACTTTGTTATGCAAGATGACGGTAGTGCAATTCTAGAATCAAGTATACAAGAAGAAATAGATACAGGTTTTAATGAAAACTTAGCTGAATCTATGGATGAAAGTGATTTAGGAAGAATTGCAAATCAATTAATTGATGGCATAGAAAAAGATAAGTCTTCAAGAGAAGATTGGGAAAGAACCTACACAGACGGACTTAAATACTTAGGTATGAAGTTTGATGATGAAAGATCGGAGCCTTTTGAAGGTGCTTCAGGTGTAATACACCCTTTATTGGGAGAAGCTGTAACAACATTCCAAGCACAAGCTTATAAAGAATTACTACCTTCTGGAGGTCCAGTAAAAACACAGATAATAGGTGCTTATGATTCTGCTGTAGAAGAGCAAGCTCAAAGAGTAAAAGAGTTTATGAACTATCAAATTACTCATGTAATGGAAGAGTTTGATGAAGAGCTTGACCAAATGTTATTTTATTTACCTTTAGCAGGTTCTGCGTTTAAAAAAGTTTATTACGATGAGGGTTTAGGTAGAGCTGTTTCTAAGTTTGTAGCTCCTGAAGATTTAATCGTACCTTATTTTACAACCGATCTTGAAACTTGTCCTAGGATTACAAATGTAATAAAAATGCCTGAAAATGAAGTAAGAAAACTACAAGCTTTAGGCTTTTATCGTAAGGTAGAAATAGACACAGGTGATGATGCAGACATGTATTCAGAAGCTAAAGAAGAAATAAATAAGCTATCAGGTATGGAGCCTTCTTATGATAATGGCGAAGTATCAATACTTTACGAAGTACATTGCAACTTAGAGCTAGATGGTTTTGAAGATATGGATGAGTCTGGTGAAATGACAGGCGTAAAACTACCATACATAGTTACTATTGATGCAAACTCTAATGAAATATTATCTATTCGTAGAAACTTTCAAGAAAACGACCCATTAAAAAATAAAGTTGAATACTTTGTGCATTTTAAGTTTTTACCTGGTTTAGGATTCTATGGGTTTGGTTTAACACACATGATTGGTGGTTTATCAAAAGCATCCACATCTATACTTAGACAGTTGATAGACGCTGGAACATTAGCTAATTTACCTGCTGGGTTTAAAACACGTGGCATTAGAATACGTGATGAAGATACCCCAATACAACCTGGCGAGTTTAGAGATGTTGACGCTCCTGGAGGATCGCTTAGAGAATCCATACAGCCATTGCCTTTTAAAGAACCTAGTGGCACTTTGTTAAATCTTCTTGGAATATTAGTAGATGGCGGTAAAAAGTTTGCATCTATTGCTGAGATTAACACAGGTAAAGGTAATCCAAATGCACCTGTAGGAACTACACTTGCTTTACTAGAAAGATCTACTAAAGTTTTATCAGCTATACATAAAAGATTACATAATTCACAAAAGAAAGAGTTTAGATTGTTAGCTCAAGTGTTTAAAGAATATTTACCACCTGAATATCCATATGCAATAGCTGGTGGAAATTCACAAATTAAATTAACAGATTTTGATGAAAGAATTGATATATTCCCTATATCAAATCCTGATATATTTAGCCAATCACAACGTATTGCTATGGCACAAGAGATGATGGCATTAGTGCAATCTAATCCAGATGTTCATGGACCAACTGGTATATACGAGTCTTATAAAAGAATGTATGCAGCCATAGGGGTAGATAACATAGAACAAATACTTACTCCTCCACCACCAAAAGACCCTGCTCCATTAGAAGCAGGATTTGAAAATAATAAATTATTACTTGGACAACAAGCACAAGCCTTTGGTCAACAAAACCATGATGCTCACATAGCTACCCATATGTCTTTATTAAATACTCCTCCAGTAAAAATGAATGCACAAGTACAAGCTTTGATACATTCTCATATTATGCAACATTTACAAATGAAAGCTGACAGTTTAGCTGAACAACAGATGCCACAAGATATGTTGCAACAATTCCAACAGTTACAACAACAAGCACAACAAGCAAGTCCAACTGAAGCACAAGCTATGACACAACAAGCAGGAGATATATTGGCACAATTTTCAGCACCAATCATGGCAGAACTTATAGCAGAGTATAGTCAAAAAGTTGCTGACCCAAGTGACGAAGATCCATTAGTATCAATTAGAAAACAAGAACTTGCTTTAAAAGGTCAAGAGTTATCTATGGAACAACAACAGTTTTTACAAGAAGAAAAACGTAAAGCTATGGATGCACAAAGAAGGATTGATGTAGATAGAGAAAGAATAGAATCTATGGAAGATATTGCAGATTTACGTGATGAAACTGCAAGAGCAAGACTAGAACAACAGGCACGTTTAAAAATGATGGATATGCAAAATAAAAATTAATACTTGCAAAATAGAAAATCACACAACATAATAAAGCACATGATTAAAAGAACAGACATAAGTCAACAGAAAACACCCAAAGTACATAACAATAAAAATAGCTATAGTAATAAAGGTAGTGTATCTTTAAAAACTAAAGCTGGTACTTTCTCAAAAAACACTAAGCCTCAACCTGGAATGGGTAAAGGCAAGTGTAGAGGTATGGGTGCTGCCGAATACGGTGGCAAGTTTTCAGGCATTTATTAATGTCATCAGTTTGGCTTGCTGAAAAGTTTTTAAAAGAACTTGAAGGCAGAAGAGAAGACACCAAAGACGCTATGTTGTCAGGGTGTAAAGACTTCTCTCAATATGAATATCTGCGGGGCCGTTACAGTTCTCTAGCCGATGCAGAAAATATTTTTAGAGAGCTGCTAGGAAAAATACAACAAGATGAGCAAGATACAAGTCCCTGATCATGTAGCTAAGTCAATTGAAGCTGATTTAAAAAAACAAAACCAAACAATCGAAACACCAACAGAAGATGGTGGTTCACAAACAAAACAAGAAAACCCTGCTTATGTTAAAGAGTCTGCACGGGTTTTAGATCCTACATTATTAGAAAAATCTTTTTTAGACCGTATGCCACAACCAACAGGTTGGAGGATATTAATACTCCCTTATGCAGGCAAAGCGGTTACAGAAGGCGGTATACATTTAGTTCAATCAACAGTAGATAGAGAATCTTTAGCTACTGTAGTTGGCTATGTTGTAAAAATGGGTCCTGATTGCTATAAAGATGCAAGTAAATTTGCTGAACCATGGTGTCAGGAAAAACAATGGGTATTAATCGGTAGATACGCTGGTGCTCGCTTTAGACTTGGAGATGAATCTGAATGTAGAATCATAAACGATGATGAGGTTATAGCTACCATACTTGATCCTGATGATATTCTTGCAGTATAAGGAGAAAAAATGGCTGAAGAAAACGCAAAGGTAATAGAAGAAACAGAAGTAGACGAAGGAGAGATTGTTGAAATAGAGCCTGTAGAAGAAAAACCTAAAACACAGATTCCTATGGAGTCTGATGATAAAGAAGCAGATGCACAAATTGAAGATGTTTCTAATGAACCAGAAGCAAAACAAGAGGAAGAACTTGAAGATTATTCTAAAAATGTACAAAAAAGAATAAATAATCTGACAAGAAAACTTAGAGAAGCAGAAAGAGGTCAAGAGTCTGCTTATGAGTATGCAAAAAGAACTGCTGCTGAAAACGAACATTTAAAAGCAAAAAGCTCTAATTTAGATAGATCTTATCTAATGGAAGCAGAAAATAGATTGAAATCACAAAAGCAACAAGCTATGTCTGCTTTGAAATCTGCACATGAAGTTCAAGACTATGAAAAAGTAGCAAAAGCACAAGATGTTCTTGCAAAAATAGCAGTAGAAGAAAATAAAGTAAATACTTCTAAAATGGCTATAGAACAACAAGTGCCATCACAAACAGTAAACCCTGGTGTTACACAACCAGCACCACAATACCAAGCACCACCAAAACTTGACGAAAAACAAGAAAAATGGGTAGAAAATAATTCTTGGTTTGGTGAAGATGAAATTATGACTCTTGCAGCTTTTTCAATAGATCAAAAGCTAGTACAGGAAGGCTTTGACCCAAAGACTGATGAATACTACAATGAAGTTGATAAAAGATTGCGAACAGAGTTTCCACACAAGTTTGAAGAGTCTTCTGCTAAATCGAAGCCTCAACAAAAGGTGGCTTCAGCAGGCAGAGTAGCTGGTAATACTAGCTCAAAAAGACAAGTTAAGTTGTCGCCAGCAGAAGTTCAAATGGCAAAAAGATTAAACGTACCCTTAACAGAGTACGCAAAATATGTTAAAAGGTAATAGTTATGACAGAAAAAGATAACAAAGATTTAAACAGAACACCACGTTCTGCCGACACTCGAGCTAAAAAAGAAGCTCGCAAACCATGGAGCCCACCATCTATGTTGGATACTCCTCCTGCACCTGAAGGTTATACCTACAGGTGGATTAGAGCTGAAATCTTAGGACAAGAAGATCGTAAGAATATAACTGCTAGATTAAGCGAAGGTTTCGACCTAGTAAGATCTGACGAGTTAGATAATTCTTTTAGTGATCGTTATGATTCTATACAAGAAGGCCAACACGCAGGAGTAGTTGCACGAGGTGGTTTGCTATTGGCTAAGATCCCTAATGAAACACGTGAAGAGAGAAACTCCTATTTCGCCGAACGTGCACAAACTCAGCAAGATGCTGTAGATAACGATATGATGAGGGAATCAGATCCAAGTTCTCCGATGCTTACGCCTCAGAGATCAAGCAAAGTAACTTTTGGCGGTGGTCAACGTAGTTGATCACTTAACTTTAAAATAACAAATATAAGGTGACTTATTATGGCTAACAAAAATGCCCCATTCGGAGCACGAGTTGTAGGTAAATTAGGTTCTGCTCCACAAGTAGGTGGAACAACAGAATACGCAATTGCCTCTGGTGCTTCTGGGAATATTTTTTCAGGCGATTTAGTAAAAATGACCAACGCAGGTACTATCTTAGTTGCTGCTGCTGGTGATGAGTCTATTGGTGTATTTAGAGGTTGTACTTTTACAAACTCTTCAGGTGAAACTGTTTTCAGTTCTCACTTCCCCGATGGAACTGTATCGTCCGATATTAAAGCATTCGTAATAGATGACCCTGATGCTGTATTTGAAATTCAAAGTGCAGGTTCTCCAGCTCAAACTGATGTCGGTTTGAACGCAGATATTTCCTATACTTCTGGCTCTGTGAAAACAGGTATGTCAGCTTTAGAACTATCTGGAACAACAGCAGCTACAACTGCTACGTTTAGAATTATGGGCTTTTCAAGTGATCCAAATAACAGTACAACAGGTTCAGCTAACGTGAATGTGATTGTTAAATTTAATGAGCATTTCTATGTCGATCCAACAGGAGTATAAATAATGGCAATAAATAGAGCACAACTAGCGAAAGAGCTCGAGCCAGGTTTAAATGCCTTGTTCGGTATGGAATACTCAAGATACGAATCTCAACATTTAGAGATCTATGAAACTGAAACTTCTGATAGAGCATTTGAAGAAGAGACACTAATCGTAGGATTTGGTAATGCAGAGGTAAAAGCTGAAGGTAGCGGTGTCAGATTTGATACAGCTAACGAAGGTTATACATCTCGTTACACCCACGAAACAGTAGCTCTTGCTTTTGCACTAACTGAAGAAGCAGTTGAAGATAATCTTTATGATAGACTCGGAGCAAGATACACTAAAGCACTAGCAAGATCTATGGCTAATACAAAGCAAATCAAAGCTGCATCTGTATTGAACAATGCGTTCTCTACAACAGGTGGTGATGGTAAAACTTTAATAGCAACAGATCATCCACTAGGCGGCGGTGGTTCACTAGCAAACAGAGCTACCACTATGGCGGATCTTAATGAAACTTCACTTGAAGACGCATTAATTAATATCTCTACATTTACCGATGATAAAGGTCTTAATATTGCATTAAAAGGAATGAAGCTCATTGTTCCACCACAATTAGTATTTGTTGCTGACAGATTACTACAAAGCCCAGGCAGAGTAGGAACTTCTGACAACGATATAAATGCTATTAAAAATACTGGTATGCTACCTGATGGTTATGTTGTAAATAACTATCTGACAGATACAGATGCTTTCTTCTTGAAAACAGACTGTCCTGACGGATTTAAGTATTTTGAAAGATCTCCAATGACAACTTCATTGGAAGGTGATTTCGATACTGGCAACATGAGATATAAGGCTAGAGAGCGTTACAGCTTCGGATATTCTAACTTTAGAGCCGTTTACGGTTCTCAAGGAGCTTAAGGAACGATTTATTGTAGCGTTTCTCACTCAACTACAATTACTAAGGGAGCTTCGGCTCCCTTTTTTTGTTGATTACTTTCATTTCTAGGTGTAAACTCAAGATAGTTTAAAATTAATTAGCTTAATGAGGATCGATTTCGATTTCCATTAATACAAGTAAAGGAGTTCATAATGGCTAATCCACATTTTCAAAACTTAATATTATGGGCAGGTAATACTGTTGCTACGGAGCACAAGAAAAACCAACCCATGTTCGTTCCATACCCATCAGATCAAACGTACTATATGTACCATAATGATTTTTTCACTTATAACTCTGGTGATTGGACTATTACTACTACTGAAGCTGGAACAGGTAGTGCTACTGAGGCTGTAACTTCCTCAGCAGGAGGGGCTTTATTGCTTACTAATGCTGCTGGAGATAATGATTTAGACTTTTTGCAATTAAAAGGCGAAGGTTTTAAATTAAGCACAAGCAAAAGTGCATACTTTTCTGCTAGGTTTAAAGTAAATGATGTAGACCAATCTGACTTTGTTATGGGTCTTGGTATAACAGATACAACACCTCTTGATACAACAGATGGTGTATTCTTTATTTCAGCAGATGGCGATGCAGGTTTAGATTTCTTAGTTGAGAAAGATAACAGTGCTACTACTACAGAAGATGTAGCAACTATGGCGGATGATACTTTTATTACAGCAACTTGGTTTATAGATCCAAATGCTTCAAAAGTATATTATTCAATCAATAATGCTGACCCAGTAGGAGTTGCAATTACCAACTTACCTGATGATGAAGAATTAACCGTATCATTTGGTATCCAAAATGGCGAAGCTTCAGCACAAACTATGACTATTGATTACGTTGTAGCTGCTGTTGAAAGATAAGGAGTAAAATATGGCTGACGCAGTAACATCACAAACCATTCAAGATGGCGAAAAGACTGCTGTTCTTAAATTTACCAATGTGTCAGATGGCACTGGTGAATCGGCTGTAAAAAAAGTAGACGTTTCTGCACTAACAACAAATAGTGCAGGAGAGTCTTGTACTTCAGTATCAGTCGCTAGAATATATTGGGCTACTAGAGGTATGGGTGTAAATATTGAATTTGATGCTACTTCAAACGTGTTATTAACTGGTTTACCATCAGATAGCACTGGAGATGAGTATTACGATTTATTTACAGGTATTCCTAATAATGCAGGAAGTGGAGTTACTGGAGACATTGACTTTACTACTGTTGGACACTCTAGTGGAGACACATATTCAATCATTTTAGTTCTTAATAAAAACTATTAATGAATGGCTACCAGAAAACCAGCTAAACCTATACGCAGAACTACAGGCAAAGGCGGAAATTACCGCCCCACTAAAAAAGGGGCGGGAATGACCAAAAAAGGCGTAAAAGCCTACAGAAAAGCAAATCCTGGTAGTAAACTGAAAACTGCTGTAACTGGAAAAGTTAAAAAAGGTAGCAAAGCTGCCAAAAGACGTAAATCTTATTGTGCTAGATCACTAGGGCAGTTAAAGAAAAGTTCTGCTAAAACTAGAAACAACCCTAATTCAAGAATTAGGCAAGCAAGAAGAAGGTGGAAGTGTTAAATGGCAAAATCTAAAACTAAAAAAGATGCTTGTTATCATAAAGTAAAACGTACTGCTAAAGTTTGGCCTAGTGCTTATGCTAGTGGCAGATTGGTACAATGTAGGAAAGTTGGTGCAGCTAACTACGGAAACAAATCAAGAACAAAAAAAGCAAAAGGTGGACCAGTAATAAGAGGTCAAGGCATAGTGATGTCTAATAGGCTAAGATAATGGCTAAAAAAAAAGAAACATTAAGAGACTGGTTTTCTAAAAATAAAGGAACAGGATGGGTTGACTGTAAAACAGGCAAACCTTGCGGTAGAAAAAAAGGAGAAAAAAGAGGTTATCCAGCTTGTAGACCAACTATGGCACAATGTACCTCTGCTGCAAAAAAGAAAAAAGGCCCTGCAAGAATTAGTTGGAAGAAAAAAACTAAAAGAAAAAAAGTTGCCACAGGAGGAGCAATAAACAGCACTCCACGTATTAGAGGACAAGGAATTGTTATGGCAAGTAAGATGAGGTAACATTAAGATATATTATGATTAAAAATAAACAAAAAGCAGATCTAAATAAAGACGGTAAATTATCTTCTTACGAAGAAAAAAGAGGCATGGCTATTGAAAAAGCTATGGCAAAACAAAACAGAGTTAAAAAGAAAAATGGTGGTTTTATAGCTAAGGGTTGTGGTAAAGTTATGAATAACCGCAGAAAAGTAACTACAATAAGTTAGGAGAAATTATGCCAAAGAAAAAATCTGAGGATCCAAAATTACAAGCTAGATTAAATGCTAAAGTAAGACCAGACGAGCCAGTTAAGGATGAGCGTATTTACATAAATATGCCTAAGAAAAAGGCTCCTGCAAAAAAGAAAACTACTGCTAAAAAAGGCAGACCAAAGAAAAAGGATTAATTATGTTTAAAAGAACTAAATATTATGCTACTGGCGGTCCTGTAAAGGGCAGTAAATATATGTCTAAAGGCGGTGCTATGAAAGGCACAAAAAGCATGGCTAATGGTGGAGCAATGAAAAAGTCTAAGTATATGTCAAAAGGCGGCCCAATGAAAAACAGTAAATACATGTCAAAAGGCGGCCCAATGAAAAACAGTAAATATATGGCAAAGGGTGGAAAGGTTTAACTATAAATAACGGGGGTTATTTTGTCTTATTTAATATCAAACATCCCACAGTTCAAATGTTGGGTGCGTAAAGAATTTACAGCAAATCATCAAA